AGGGTAACTCTTTAGATATTGAGTGGGACGAAGATGTAATTACTTCGTATAAGTATCCAGGAGTGTTTGCACTTAAAAGACCAACTTGGGTAGTAAACCCAACAAGAAGTATTGATGACTTTAAGCTGGCTTTTTATACAGACATTGGGGATGCTATGCAAAGATTTGCATGTGTTCCAACCTTCTCGTCCGACGCATTCTTTAAGCAAAGAGAAAAGGTCAGGGCCTGCATGACTATTAGAAACCCGATTGATCCTTCTAAAAGATTTGACGAGACATTCACCCCAGATCCAAATAAGAAATACTTTGTTCATGCTGACCTTGCACAGAAGCATGACAAGTGTGCAGTAGCAATTGCTCACGTAGAGAAGTGGGTATCAGTTCAAGTTATGAAAGACTATGAGCAGGTTGTCCCCATGGTTATCGTAGATGCAGTTGTCTACTGGGAGCCAAAGGTTGAAGGCCCAGTAAATCTTTCGGAAGTAAAGCAGTGGATTCAAAATCTACGCAGACAAGGCTTTGATATTGGAATGGTTAGCTTCGACCGTTGGCAGTCTTTTGACATACAGAACGAGCTAAAGTCTGTGGGCATCAGAACTGAAACAGTGTCAGTGGCAAAAAAGCACTACGAAGACATGGCAATGCTTATGTATGAAGAAAGACTAGCTATGCCAGCAATAGAATTACTCTTTGAAGAATTAACAGAACTTAAGATTATGAAAAACAACAGGGTTGATCATCCGAGAAAAAGTTCTAAGGACTTGGCGGACGCTGTTTGCGGTGCAATCTTTGGAGCAATTAGTCACACTGTAAAAGACAATAATTCCGAGGTAGAGATTCATACGTTTAGGGATAGGTCAAAGAGGACAGAAGATCTTCCTAAGAATGTGATACAATATAAGCCCATGCCAAAAGAAGTAGAAGAATATCTACAAGGGTATGATTTAATTTAACGCTCTTTTTGTTAACAGTTTTTGTTTTTACAAAACTCTAAAGTAAAACTTTAAGGAGCGTTTTGTATTTCTAAAAACACTATGCTATAATAGATTCCTATCCCACTCTCGAAAGGTAACAAATATATGTCCGACTTCTTCTCCTTCAACCTACCAACAGATTTTGTTGAAAAATACAGCACTGTAGAGGCACCCTTTGGTTTCAGAGACGCAGGAGAAAACTCGATCGGAGAAATTACTTTTGCTAGAACCTATTCTCGCATCAAAGAAGATGGAACCAAAGAACGCTGGTATGAAGTTTGTAAGAGAGTTATCGAAGGGATGTATTCTGTCCAGAAGAATCATGCCAAGGACAACCGTCTTCCATGGAATGACTACAAGGCTCAGAAGTCTGCACAAGAAGCTTTTGACCGTATGTTCAATCTAAAGTGGACACCACCAGGACGTGGTATGTGGACATTTGGAACACCACTTACAATGGAAAAACGTAACTCAGCTGCACTACAAAACTGTGCTGTTGTATCTACAAAAGACCTAGATAAGAATGATCCAGGAGCTTTGTTTGCTTGGGTAATGGATGCTCTTATGCTTGGCATTGGTGTTGGATTTGATACCCTTGGACAAGACAAGGCCTTGCCAATTCATGCACCTGTAGAACCAAAGACAGTCTATGAGATCCCAGACACTCGTGAAGGTTGGGTAGAGGCAACAAGACTTCTTCTTAATTCATTCCTAAGACCAAACCAAAATTTGCAAGAGCTAGACTACTCACTTATTAGACCTTTGGGTGCACCAATCAAGGGCTTTGGAGGAACTGCTTCTGGGCCAGCACCATTACAGCAACTTCACGAGCAGATTCGTAAAGTAATTGGTGGACGTGCTGGAGAGACACTAGACTCAAGAGCTATTGTAGATATTATTAATCTAATTGGAACATGTGTTGTTTCTGGAAACGTACGTCGTTCCGCAACACTAGCTTTAGGTGTAGAGGGTGATGATGATTTCCTAAATCTAAAAAATGCAGAAGCTTTCCCAGAGCGTAACAGCTATGACCCAGATGCTCCAGGATGGGCATGGATGAGCAACAACTCTATCTCTGCTACTGTGGGAATGGATTACTCAAAGTATGTAGATCGCATTGTAGACAATGGTGAGCCAGGTTTTATTTGGCTAGACGTTGCCCGTAACTATGGACGTTTGGCAGATCAGCCAGACGGTGCAGACTACCGTGTAGTAGGCTTTAATCCATGTGCAGAACAGCCACTAGAGTCTTACGAGCTATGTACCCTAGTTGAGGTACACCTAAATCGTCACGAGTCTAAGGAAGACTTCCTACGCACTCTAAAGTTTGCTTATTTATATGGAAAGACCGTAACACTTCTTCCAACTCACTGGCAGCAAACTAACGGAATCATGCAACGTAACCGTCGCATTGGAACATCCCTAACTGGAATTGCATCTTTTGCAGATGAAAAGGGTCTTCCAACTGTACGAAATTGGATGGATGAAGGATACAACAAGATCCGTTTCTATGACAAAAAGTATTCTGAATGGCTATGTGTTCGTGAGTCAATTCGTGTGACTACCGTAAAACCATCTGGCTCAGTGTCCCTGCTCTCAGGTGCAACACCTGGAGTTCACTGGGGACCAGGCGGAGCCTTCTACCTACGTGCCATTCGTTTTGGTAACACAGACCCAATGCTTCACCTATTTAAAGCTGCAGGGTATAAGTGTGAAGACGATGTAGTATCAGCAAACACTACGGTTGTATACTTCCCAATTAAGTCTGGGCAAAAGCGTAGCGAAAAGCAGGTATCTTTGTTTGAAAAGATGTCCCTTGCTGCCACAGCTCAAGAGTACTGGTCAGACAACGGTGTATCCGTAACCCTATCCTTTGACAAGGAAACAGAAAAGCAGCATGTCGCATCCGTTCTTAATATGTATGAGGGTAAGCTAAAGGCTGTATCATTCTTGCCAATGGGTAACACAGTATACCCACAGCAACCATACACAGAAATTACAGAAGATGAGTATGACTACTACATCGGACGTATTGCTAAGATTGATTTCTCTGCAATTTACGACGGTGTAGATAATCTAGAAGCACTTGGAGAATCATACTGTACAACAGACTACTGTGAAATTAAGATTCCAGACAAGAGAGCAAAGTAATGAAACAGCTTTTACACTTTACAGCAACTTGGTGTCAGCCATGTAAACAAATGGAACCGTTAATTTCAAAATTTGTTTCAGAAAATTTAGATATCAATTATGACAAGATTGATGTAAGTGATGAGTTTGATCCAGCGGTTGAGTATGGTGTTAAAGGTATTCCAACTTTTATTGCACTGCTTGATGGTAAAGAAATTTCTAGACATACTGGTGTTGCAACAGAAGAAAAACTACTTAACTTATTTAGCTAAAAAATAAAATGTTATAATAGTCTTGTTAGAACTAACCCCACTAACAAGGAGAAAAAATTAAAAAAGCCCTATATTTTGCTGTAGCCGTATCCATAATGTTTGTATCATTACTTTGGCCAGCAGCTGCTAAAGCATCTACATCCGCAGTGTGCGACACCTATCAAGTTAATGGTGGTGATCAGGCATTCTTAATGAACCTAAATACCCCACTAGAGTTTGGTGGCACGGTTTATGACGGTAACATCTATATAAGTCCAAAAGGAACAGTTACTTTTGGTCAGGGTGACTATACTTTCTGGAGCTACCCAGCAACACCATCTATATCAATTGGTTCGTGGGACTATCACGCTTTTGCTAATGACGGAAGTTCTCAATGGGATCCAGGATGGGGTATTGGAAAAGATTTGTATGTTAGATATGGATCAACAGAAACTTCTATTTGTGTTGATTGGAAAGTAATGGTTTGGGGTCAATCTTCTGGAGACCCAATCTATATCAGAATGTTAGCACAAGTGGATCCAGTAAACCATACTTGGACTCCTACTTATCAGGTGAGCTCTAATGCACCAGCAGGAGCTAGATACGGTGTTCGCTATACTCATAATGGTCAGGTGTTTCCCTTAGAAATCCAAACAATAACTGAGCCACCAACACCAGAACCAACGATAGAGCCTACCCCAGAACCCACTCCAGAAGAGCCCACGCCTAGCCCTACGCCTACACCAGAGCCTTCCCCAGAAGAACCTACCCCAAGCCCTTCACCAACTCCAGAGCCGTCTCCAGAGCCCACGCCTGAACCTAGTCCAACTCCCTCTCCAGTCGAACCTGTTGAACCTGTCGTGCCACCAACCAACCCAGTAGACCCAACACCAGAACCTTCCCTGGAGCCTGAGCCAGTAGTCCCGCCAGAAATACAGCCAGAGGAACTAGAGCAAGCAGTAACGCCAATTGAAGAACCTGAAGAATCTGTAGAACCTTCACCTGAATTAACTCCTTCTATTATAGAACCAGAAGAAGAGTCTATCACATCTGCGGAAGAATTACCAGTAGATATTTCTTCAGAAGAACTTCTGAACATAGACCTAGATCAAATTGAAGCAACGGATCTTTCTGAGGCTCAGGTAGAGGCACTTGTTGAAGCAGCATTAGAAGTATTTGAAACAGCAGAGCCAGGTTCTGAAGAATACGAACAAGCTCTTGACGCCTTATTCCTAGCAGCTGAAGCAGATGACATTGTCTTAGATGAGGCTCTAGCAGCCATCCCACTTCTTGGAGACGTTCTTGGTGGAGCAACAGAACTTGTTAACTTTCTTGGAAATGCGGGGGCAGACATGAGTCCAGAAGTTAGAGAAGACTCAGAAAAAGTAGTAGTTACAGCAATTGTTGCAGTGCAAGCAGCATTATCAGCAATTTCTATAAGCGGTATAGCAACAACAGTTAATTTAAGAAGCGGAGCATAACATGTACGAATATCGAGTAAAGCAAGTTCTAAGAGTAGTTGACGGCGACACCATTGACGTTGATCTAGACCTAGGCTTCAACATCTCATACACCCAGCGAGTTCGTCTAGCAGGGATTGATACCCCAGAATCACGCACAACCGACAAGGCAGAAAAAGTCTTAGGCCTAGAAGTAAAAAAACATTTAGGAGATCTTCTAAAGTCTGCAACCCAGATTGTTATTCGAACTGAAAAGCCAGACTCTACTGAAAAGTATGGCCGCATTTTAGGTTGGGTATTTTTAGATGGCTCAAGCGAATCAGTTAATTCTGCACTAATTGCAGAGGGATATGCGTGGGACTACATGGGAGAAACAAAAGTAAAAGACTTTGAGCTGCTAAAGCAAAGAAGAAAGAAGGAGCAAAATAAATGAAATTTTTAACAGCATTAGTTAAGGACGTCATAGATCAGGCATGGACACTGCTTGGCATGGTCGTAGCTTGGCTTGTCCTGGAAGGTTCTGCCAAGGAACTCACAGGAAACCTCATACTAATTACACTATTAGTATGGATCGTAACATTTCCGATTTTTCGTTATGAAAAAGAGGATGATTAGTAGATGGGAAACCCAAAAATGAAAAAACAAGCAGTAACAGGTGGTCTTGATACCATTGTAAATATCTTTTGGAGAATTCTAGCAGTATTTGCAGCATCAGGCCTAACGGTTCTGGGTGCTGGAGCAGTTGTTGGCGTTGAACTCTGGGATGCAGTCTTGATGGCAGGTATCTTGGGGGTAGCTACAGTAATTGAAAAGCTAGCTAGATCCTTCCTAGAAGATGGAAAACTCACCATGGAAGAGATAAATGAAGCCTTTGCTAAGGTAGATAAGAATCAAAAATAGCCCTATTTGACAGTCCCCTCTGGGTAGTGTATAATGAACTTATACAAAATCTAGAGGGGACTTTCTTATGACCTGTATAGCCGCTTTAAAGGCTAATGGCAAGGTATATATGGCTGGTGATCGTGGTGCCTCCACGGATGACAGTATTATGCACATATCTAAACCCAAGATTAAGACTGTTGGTCCATACCTAATTGGGTATGCAGGAACTATGGAAGGGCAAAAGATTCAGTATAGCTTTGATCCACCAAGACCACACCCAGAAGAAGACCTAGATGTATTTATGCATACAACTTTTCTAAAATACCTTAAAGACTTTTATGATGAATGGTGGATCGAAACATCAAAAGATGGTGAGCTAGAAATGTTAATTTCAATTGAGGATAAGCTTTATGAGCATAGCTCTTCAGACATGTCCATGAATGAATTTTCTTCACACTTCCTGTCTATTGGATCTGGTGCACCGTTTGCAATGGGGTATCTATCAGCAGTATCTTCTACCAAAACACCTCCAGAAAAAATGGTAGAGGGTGCAGTAAAGGTAGCAATTAAATTCTCGCCAACATGCTCTGGCACTGTTGACATTCTCTCTACTTAGGAGTATAATATTGGGTATGAATAAAAAAACATTTGATGAATGGCTACAAGAAGGTTTAGACCTTAATTTTTGTGGTCCAGCAATTTGCTACCCACACGATGGGCTGCCACTGACTCTTGAAGAAGAGCAGGAGTTTGATGATGGAAGCGATCCATGCATTCACATCATAAGACTATACGAAGATGAAAAAACAAAGGTTGCAGTAGAGGAAAATCATTCCCCATCCGTATGGAGAGCAACCAATTCTGGCTTTAAACTATAACAATAAGACAAGAGGTATGAGAGATATGAAAAGATTAGCAGTATTTTTATCTGTAGCAATTGCTATGGTTGGAATTGTTCCAGCCAACGCATCAGAAAAACCATCCGTAGTTATTATCGACAGTGGCTTCGACACCTCTAAAGTGACACCCATTGCTGAAGTATGTGTTCTTACACTTAAGTTTTGCCCCAATGGCACAACCTTTGATGAATCGGTAGGTTCGTCAAACGCTAATGCAGTCATGTCCAAGAATGGTCAAGCAGAGTGGAACCATGGAACGATCATGGCTGACATTGTTCGCCAGATTAACCCAAATGCCAATCTAATTTTTATTAGGAATGCTTTTGTTAACAGCCGTGGTGCTGTGAACATTGGCGGCATCAAAGAGTTTAACCTGTCTATGGACTGGGTAATCCAAAATAAAGAAAGATACAACATCACAGCTGTTTCCTTCTCACGTGGACAAAGCACTTGGACTAAAACCTCAGCAACCTGTCCTGTAGACGTAACCACTCAAAACCAGATAGTTACTCTTCAGAACCTTGGAGTTGCAACAGTAATTGCAGCTGGCAATGCTAGGAATAAAACAAATGTTAACTACCCAGCTTGCATCTCAGAAGCAGTTGCGGTTAGTGGTATTTACTCCCAGAACTACAGGCCCCTAGACTTCTCTACCTACAGAGAAACCTTTGGGACTAACTCTGGTCCAGCTACGGACTTTTATACTTATGGAAACTTCACAACTGTTGGTGGCAAAGTAGCCGACTCCACCTCCGCTTCTACTGCCTCTTTTGCTGGTCACTGGAGCAAAGTTTCTAACGGCAACTACTTTGAAACCTATGCTAAGATTGCCTCCACAATGACGGCTAAGCGTTATGTAGATGTGTTAAAGTAGAGATAGGAAAATAATGGCAAAAGCAAAGGGCAATAGAAACGATAATCGTCCCAACGGTAAGGCAGAAAAGAAACGGCCAAAGATCTTCGATGCAACTAAGCGTCGTTTGGTAAATAAATAGTGACAATGATCCATAGCTCAACGGCAGAGCAGAGAGCTGTTAACTCTAAGGTTCCTGGTTCGAATCCAGGTGGGTCAGCTAATGGTGTGGTCCATACCACTCTCACGGGTATGAGATAAAAATGGACAGCAGTGACTATTGCATAGTGGTAGTGCGTAACCTTGCCAAGGTTAATGTGCGAGTTCGATTCTCGCTAGTCGCTCTAATGGTTTAGTCTACACCACTCCCAAAGAGACAGGGATAAAAGTGGACACCAGGCTCTGTAGCTCAGTTGGTTAGAGCACTACCCTGTCACGGTAGGGGTCGCCAGTTCAAGTCTGGTCAGAGTCGCAAACACTGAAAGGGTGGATGATGAAAAAGAATAAAATTATTCTTAATAGGCTACTGCCTGGCTCACCCATGTTTCCAGTAGTTCCACTAACTGCAAAAAGATCTTGGATGGACGATTCAAGAGACAAGTTTGCTTATAAATGTATTCCTTTAAATATTGCTAATCAGTATGGGTATGCTGTGCTGTGCCCAGCAGATTTTACTTTAGATTGGTGGGGAGGTGTCTCAGAAGAAGATGTTGACTTTCATGTGACGTCCAAGGAAGAATATATTAAAGATCACCTTCATAGTTATTTTGGTGGTGGAACTTTTACAATACACGTAGACTTTATTATAAGAACACCAGAAGGTTTTTCAACATATATTCGTGGAGTCCCTAATGAAACAAAACAAGGAATTAAACCATTAGATGCTATTGTAGAAACTGATTGGCTATCTTATACTTTTACCTATAATTTTTTGCTTACAGAGCCAGGCAGCTACAGCTTTAAAAAGGGAGAACCACTATTTATATTTTTCCCAATTGAAAGAAGTACAGTAGAAAAGTTTGAGCTAGAGGAGTCTAGGATAGAAAACAATCCCGAACTACTAAAAGACTTTGAAGACTATCATCGTAAAAGAGTAGAGTCTATTTCCGTACCAATAACAAAACCAGTATTTCAAAACTTTTACAGAAATGGGACAAACGCATCTGGAAAAAAGATTGGCATAAAAAATCACATAACAAACTTGATTTTTGGTGGCAAACGTGGTAATATTAAGTAGTAATGCCTCTATAGCTCATCTGGTAGAGCGACGCACTTGTAATGCGTAGGTGACGGGTTCAAGTCCTGTTGGAGGCTCTAACAAGTGGTATAATAGGATTATGCTGAAAAGCAAAATTTTATAAGGAGATTTAATATGACAACTTGGATTAGGCCAGTAGATGGCGGATCAATTTCGGATAGCTTTAACGGACACAAGAATCGTGCAAAGCCTTCAGTAAACCCAGGAGTTGACTACGCTGTTGCTACTGGAACACCAGCAAAAGCCGTTGCTGACGGAACTGTTATTAATACTGTTCCAACCTTTGCTGGTGCTGGAGGACGCATGGTCTTCCTAAGCTTCCCATCAGGCCACACCGCAGACTACCTACACCTTTCACGTATTGACGTACAGCCAGGACAAGCAGTAAAACAGGGTCAAGTAATTGGCCTAACTGGTGGCTCAGGTCTTGGCAAAGAAAACGGATATGGTGCACACCTTCACTTCTCATTCCGAGTTGGCGGTAAGCCGACAATGGGTGCTGGAAACATTGACTACGAAGCTTTCCGTGGAGCACCTACAAGTGCTGCACCTGCCACCCCTGCAGCTCCAGCAAAGGCACCTGCTGCATCTGCTAGCGGAGCAAGGCCTTATCCTGGCAAAGAGCTTTTCAAAGGCTCTCCAGCAGGTCCAGACCTTGCTTATCTACAAAGCAAACTAGGCGTAAATCCCCCTGGCCCATTTGGTCCAAAGACTCACGCTGCTGTTGTTGCTTTTCAGGCTTCCAAGGGACTAAAGGCTGACGGTATTGTCGGTCCTTTAACTTGGTCCAAACTAAACTAACCGAGAACGGTACCTGTTAGTTCTGGTAAAACAGAGCAAACTCTATAATGAAATAAGGAGAATAAAATGACATGGTATCCAAAAGTATCAGGCATTAAAGACAACGGATTTGGCGGTAGTCGTAATGGACAACCAATAAATGGTGTAGTGATTCACCACGTTGCAGGAACTAACGGATTGGGGTATGTTGCGAACGCAAACACTCGCAACTCCCATCCAACCTATCACATCGCAAACAGTGGGGCTGTGACTGGAATTGTTAATCCAGATCGCAGACCATACTCAACAGGTGGAACCCCTGACCCTAACTCTGTAACATTTGAGGTTGACAACTCATCTGTTGGAGGAGATTGGCCAGTTTCCTCTGCTGCACTAGAAGCACTCATTGACGTAATTGTTTATCACGCCAGTCAGTCACCTAGAGCTGGAAAAGGATTTGCAAAGAACGAACCATCAGTTAAACAATCAGAGTTCTTCATAGCTTGGCATTCACAATACAAGGCTACTGCTTGCCCTGGACCCTTTATAATGTCCCAACTTGACTACATAGTGGATCAGTGCAACAAAAGGGCTTCAGGTGTTGCACCTGTTGCAGCCCCAGCCCCAGCAGCAGTTCCAACAAAACCAAGACTAACCAGCTCTTTAAAAAGAGGATCAACTGGTGCAAACGTTAGATACCTTCAGACAGTTCTTGGAATTAAGTCAGACGGTCAGTTTGGACCCATTACCGACAGAGCTGTTAGGGCATTCCAAGCAGCACAGGGAATAAAGGTAGATGGAATTGTTGGCCCTATCACTTGGGGTAGATTGTAAAAATGCCTATATACGAGTATGAGTGTTCAGATTGCAAACAACGTTATACATTTAGTCGCAGTATCAATGACGAAGATCCTGGATATGAATGTAGGACTTGCAATTTGAGCCTCACTCGTGTATACTCATTAGGTGCCGTTACTTTTAACGGCAGCGGATTTTACAGAACGGATAAGTAGTGACAGAAACTAAAGAAAAAGAATGGCTTCTAAACGCTAACGATCGTTGCGATTCTGGATGTAGTGCACAGGCTTATGTCTGGGCTAAGGGCTTAGACGGAGACCTATTGTTTTGTGCACATCACTACGAAGAGATCATGTCAAATGCCGTAGGATATGACAAGATGATGAAGTTTGCCATAGAGGTTATTGATGAGCGTGAACGACTTATTGAAAACAGGCTACAGGGATGATTGCAGAATACTTTCTGGGATTTTTAGTAGCAATCGTAATGCTTGTATTACTAAGATTTTTAATTCCAAGAACAATAAGAAATAATCCTATTAATAAAATAAGATATAGCCAAAGCCATATCCACGATATTACAAAATATTACCTACCAGATTCGTTGTTTATGCCAATAAAAAAGCCACGCCAATCAGCCAACCACGAAAAAAGTATTAACCTTAAAGTTTTATTCTTTGAAAAAGAAGCCTACTGGATCAAGGGAAACACTCTTTTTATTGCAGAACAAGAGGACGGCATTGTAAAAGAAGAGACTGCTAGGGGGGTTGACACAATGGGTATGAATAGGGTACAATTGGAGAAGGTAATGTACATTGTAGACATCCTGAACGAAGGAAATCAAAATGATAGTGGCTATACAAGGAACAGCGGGTTTTAATCTATACCCTGCTTTTTTGCGAGCCATGGGGGTAGCACTCTACCAGCTACCAGAAGAAGACAAAGAGTTTTATATTTATTCCGCAGGTCCAGCACACATTAATTCTATGTGTATGGAGTTCTCTAATGTTTCTGAAAGAGGGCTAAGGGCACGGGGGATCAAAATAAAAATGATAAAAGTACCACCAAGTTGGATAAAAGAAAATATAGATAGCGTTGATTACTTTGCATTTTTTAGCGGGCCTAAAGAAAAGCAATCGGCACTAGTATCTTATGCAGAAAGCAAGGGTGCTAATGTTGGAATCTATCGCTTTTAAGTAAAAGAAAGTAACATCATGATTATCAAGACAATTGACGAAATGGAAAAACTTGTTTCCTCAAATAAAAATCTTTTTTGGGATGGCTGGACTGTTGTAAAGATTTATAAATCAGACAAAGCCAGGACCTCTAGCGACGGTGTCCGAATTAAAGGACAGTGGTTTATGCAAGAAAGGTTCGCTCCTGGTCCAGATGGCTGGACTATTCCAGAAAAGACGTTGCTCGATGGGTAGGCACGAGTGGAAAGATCGGAGTGCTTGCAATGGGTATGACACAAATTTATTTTTTGATAAGTATGAAGAAGACACTGCCCTTCGTCCAGCTATTGACAAGATCTGTTCTTCTTGTCCAGTATCTAGGGAATGTTTTGCTGTCGGAATTTCTCAAAAAGAATGGGGAGTCTGGGGAGGCATTTTCCTTGAAGGCGGAAAAATTTCTAGAGAGTTTTCAAAGCACAGAAGCAAAGAACAATGGGCAGAAACTTGGAAGAGTCTAACGATGGATAATGAATAATGGAACTGTGGTCATGGGTACTTGCCGTAATTGGGGTAGCTGGTATATACTTTGTTGGGAAAAAGACTCTTTGGGGTTGGTTTGTTTTGTTGTTTAATGAAGCTATCTGGATTATTTACGCAGTCATTACTGAGCAATATGGTTTTATTGTTTCTGCAATTGCATATGGCGTGGTATATATCAAGTCTTATTTACACTGGAAGGAGGATGCAAATGTACACTGATTCAATGAGAAGGGCGTTCGCATCTATTGCACACTACGCTCCAAAAGGATTCTATCTTCAGGTTATAGACAATAGTAATTTTATTACTCTTAAAGCACAAGAAAAGATCTTTATGTCTTTGTCTGGAGAAGGCAAGCGTCAGGCTGTAGAGTATATGATTAGGGCAAAAAAAGCCTTGGAAGATAACGGAGCCATTGTTTTGATTGTTAGAGAGGGAGGGGTTGAAGAATGATAGATTTTATTATTTTCTTATCATTAGTTGCTGTGATTGTAACCTTGATTCTTAGTGTAGTCAGACTAAGGCTTAAAAATAGAAGACTTGCTTCAGAGCTTCTTCAAATAACTCTAGATCAAAACACACTTATGACAAAACTTGCAGAAGAACTTAAAAGAAAAGAAGAAGTTTCTCTAGAAAAAACTGATGGATTCTTAAAGTTCATATCTGAGTCTAGGGAGCTAGCTTTTGAATACATAGAGGCAATGCAAGAAGCCCTTGTTAAGTTTAAGGACAAGGTAGGTCCAGAGATCGAATACATGCTTACCTATGGTACAGCTACTGGAGATAACCTTCAATCAAAGTCTTTTCTTAAAATTGAAAAGGCATACAAAGAACTAATTAAAGAGACTTTGCCTGTAGAAAAGCAGGGCAAGGAATAAAAGGTTTCTATACACAAGTATAGATAATAAAAAAAATAAGGAGAAACACATGGATACAAAGAATATCAAAGGGATTCTAGATTCATATCTAAGAAACCTACTTGGTGTTGTTCTAGCACTAGTTACAACTACAATGGCAAGCTCTGGCCTAGCTTCCCCGCTAGATTTTGGTAGCGGAGAATGGCTAACTGTAGCCAATGGACTATGGGCTGCCGCAGTGCCTACACTTTTGCGTTACATCAACAAGCAAGATCCAGCATTTGGACTTGTTGCTGAAGTAGCTGCTAAAGAAGTATCTAAGAAGCTGTCAGAGGCTGCTAAGAAGGCTCCTGCAAAGAAGAAGTCAGCAACAAAGAACAAGTAATTAAACAACACAAGGGACAGGTCATCTTTTGGGTGGCCTGTTTTTTGTATGATAGAATTGATCGTGTATGCCTAATATAAAAGTTGCAATTGTAATGTTAACATGGAAAAGGCTGGATAGCCTCCCCAAGTCTTTAGATATGCTTTCTTGCCAAACAAACAAAGACTTTGACTTATACATTTCTAATTCAAATGTCGATGAATCTGCGACGGTAGAAAAAATGGTAGAGCCATTTAAAGAAAAGTTAAACATAACCCTTACACACGACAGCAACGAGATGTACTCTTTTAGAAGACTTCACATAGGGCGAGCCCTTGCATTAAGTGGCTTTGATGCTGTTTTATTTTTAGATGACGATGTAGTTATTCCAACAAACTACGTAGAGCAATGCTTGTCTTATTTTGAACCCAATTCATATAAATCTGCTTATGCATGGCAATTTTTAGAAAATGGTCGGAATTATTATAGAAGGCGTTTCCTAGTAACTGATGTAAATACTAAGGTTCATTACTGTGGAACTGCAGTCTCAATAGTAGATGCAAAAATATTTTTAAATGATGATCTTATTTTTGCCTCAGAAGAAGCACATCAAATAGAAGACCTTTGGATGTCCTACTATGCAGATCACATATTAAATTGGAAGTTAGAATATATTCCAATACAAGGATTGTCTATTGGTGGCAATGATCCAGTTGCCTTAAGTAAAGTCGTAAGAGGAAATATAAACAATAAGGCTGTGTTCTTAAGAAAGCTTGTCAGTTTGGGCTGGAATCTATAGGCTAAGAATGTCTAAATATTTTTGTCTTAAAGCTTCTTGAGAAAAGTTTGAATATCCAATATCAAAAGCCTTCTTTTTTGCCTCTGTTTGATCGCTAGACATATAGGCATCTATCTTAGCTGCAAGCTGAACGGGATCAGCTGAATACACCTCTAGCATAGTTCTTGTCATTAGCTCACCTATCTTGTGAGACGCCACAAGCCAATCTGAGGGCAGAACCTGATTGTTTGGTGATATATCAGTCATAAAGACTGGCAGGCCGCATAGAAGGCTCTCATTCATCGGCAGACATAGTCCAGCATATCTTCTTGGCATAACCATAGCGTCATATCCAGAATACAGGTCTTCCTGGTTTTCAACGTTGCCAGAAATAATCTTAATCCTATCATCATTGATATCGTAGTTAAGTTTTTCCTGGGATCTAATTTCTAAAATAAAGTCTTCTTTTGAATACTTCATCATCTCAATTACTGTATCCGTTCCATTTCTATCCATTACAGCAACCTTTCCAGCAATGTGAAGAAGCTTTTTGTTTGTTTTTAGATTTATTTCTCTAGCATTTTTAAACTTATTGTGATCAGTTGGTGGTGGTAAATGAATAGTCTTGCAAAAGCTACCAAACTTGCTTATAACATCTTCTAGATGCCAACTGCTTGGAGACAAAAGCATGTCTGGAAAGGCCAGGCGGCGGTGTTGTAAATGATCTAAAAACTCGTAGTTGTACTGCAGAATAGTCCTGACGCCACTTTCTCTGGCAAGGTTTGGAAAATTTTTATTATAAAAAATTTCACAGCTAATCACTACATCCAGGTCCCGAAGAAACTCTAGGGCAACCCTGTCCCCTATAAAGCCTAGATTGTTTTGGACATTATAGTCACTATACCATTCTGGGTGCTGTTCGTTTTCATTAAAAGATCTAGAGTCTATTAGCAATATTTTGGTGGGATTTAGCATATAAGCTAACTCCCTAGTCTGATTTCCCAAGCCAGAATTATCTGATCTAGCAATAAGTCCTATTCTCATAGATCCATTTCTTTATATAGCTGTTTTAATCCTTTTAGTGTTCCAATGTCCATATACTTGCCACCAGGTCTTACCGCTCTGATATCAGCACTGTTAGATAACCATTCTTTTAGTTGTTTTCCAGGGTGGTCTAGCGTTATATCTAAGTTTTTAATTATGTTTTTACTAAACATCATGGTTCCCCACATGTCTAGGTAATCACAATTTTCTACCTTATCTTCAGACTGAATTACTTTATTGCCAGACACCAATACCTGCCCTACACGACCCTTTAACTCATCTGTGCATTCCCAAACGCCCAAGACTAAGTCGGCATCTGTCTCTTTCATCATTTCTTTATAAATGTTTACTGGTGTATTTATTATGTAGGTATCTGGCATACCAACAAGTATAGTATCGTTATAGTCACCAACCATAAACTTAATTGCATCAGACATTGTGGTAGGCTCACGAACAATTAGCTTAATGTTCATGTCCATATTTTGTACAATAGGAACCCACTCAGGCCTAGTTGATACACGAACTTCATCGCATACTTCTAGCATTTGTTCTACATGCCACTGAAGCAAGGATCTTTCATCGGAGATAGGTAAGCAAAATTTTGGTATACCCCCAATCCTAGATGCTTTTCCAGATGCTGGCAAAACTCCTATTGTATGCATTATTTCAACCCATAATTTTTCTTTAAAGTTGCTATATCATTTATTGGCCAATAGTCCAAAGATTTTGTTGGATCATTGAATGGATATTTATATTCTCCCCAACCTTCTCTTGTCCTGTCTCCACCCCATTTAGATTTAAAGTAATCATGAACACCATCAATATTTATTTTTAGTCCATCTATTGTTGCACCGCCATCTACTTGACATATGACATCAACTTCTGCTGCTTCAGCACTAATTCTCATTACATAACTTATTGGAGCATTAGGATGTGGAAAATAATCACGCCAAGAAACTGAAACATCTGATTCAGGATCATTTATTAACTGCTCTTCAAGCAATAAACACCTATGATCCCAGTCACAATCATCAAAGTTATATGGATAAAAGTTTTCATCAAAGTATCCAATTGCACTAACTAATTTTTTGTTTATTCCACAAAGATGCCATCCGTGTTGTGTTCTAAACATTACACCATTAAACCCTTTAAGCATTTCAATGATGTGTGAAAAAGGCTGATTAAACAACATCGAAGACGAAACAACAAAAGTCCAATCGTGATTCTTTTTTAATGCTATATTCCAGGCTCTTGCTAAACCAATGTTTTCTGACTGATACTCTACTTGAAAGCCATATTGCTTTTCAAATACTTCACATTCTCTATTACCGCTGTTATCTATAAGCAAAACATTTTTATCTTTTATAGATTCCAGGCATTTATATATTCGATCTGTTACTCTATAAATAGGTATACAAATTAAATAATCAATATTAGTATCTGTTTCCATAGATATATCCTCCTCTTTCAGGGCTTCCTAAAATTTCTAAGCCAAACTGCTTAGCTAATTTCTCAACCATGATTCCAAATTTGCCGTCAAAAGACTTATCAAACTCAAGCACTAGATAATTAATTTTTGCAAGTATTTTTTCGGGGGCATTAATTATAAGATCAAACTCT